GCCTTTGCCCGCTAACGCGTTTGCCCCTGCCAAAACGGCGGCGGCAAGTGCAACCGCACCCACACCCAACAATGGATTTAGGGCAAACGCCGTGGCAACACCAGCAACGATTGCGGAAGCCTTCAATAAATTGTAAGCCTTAATCAAACTCGTAATCAAAACGATTGTTGCTTGAACCGCAGCAGCAATTTTGGAAACAACAAAAACAGTTGCCAAAACAGCGGCGACTGCAATAAGTTCGTCTTTTAAGGAAACGACAATTGCAATGACTTTTCTGACACGTTCACCCCAAACGCGGGCGGCTAACTCGGATTCCGTCAAACTTTCGTTAACACCGTCTTTTCCTGTTAAACCATTTGCAAATTGCTTGATCAAAGGAATAATGTTTTGAGAAAATGCAGTGGCAAGTTCAAGGACAATTGGAAGCAATGCTTCGCCAATGACCAGTTTTGTGTTTTCTAATTCAGCACGCAAAATTTTAGTTTGGTTGGCTAGACCGCCCGACGTACGGGCGAAGTCACCCTGGGCAGCAGTCGTTTGTTCATAAATAACCTTTTGAGCAGCCAAGACTTTTTGTTGCGGTGTAAGCGCGTTTTTGGTCGTGCTAATCAAACCCAATTCAAGGGCTGCATTTTTAAGGGTCGCGTCGTCTAGCAAAACACCGAATCGGCGCAACGGTTCGGCTTCACCGCGCAAGGCTGAACCAATGGCGTTGATTGCTTCGTCTTGGGGAACGTTGTTGAAGGAAGCAAGATCGGAAGCAAGTTCAACGAATCCTGTTGAAAATTCAGTCAGTGATTTACCGCTAAGCCCAGCCGATTTTCCAAAAATAGCAAAATTGGCAGCAGCGTCCAACGCTTCTTGTTTTGTTTGTCCTAGCGACTGAGCAGCACCGTCAGCAAACTTTTCAATTTCCTTTGCTGAATCCCCAAACAACACGCCAACTTTGGAAATAGTTTCGCCAAGATCGGAAGCGGCTTTGATTGAATCAATTGCAAGTTTGCCAGCAAATACAACTGCGGCAGCCGTTGCCACTTTAAACGCGGTAGTAATTTTGTCGCTGAATCCCTGCAATTTACTCGTAAAACTAGAAATGTCTTGTTCGCCAGTTTTTAAAGATTTATTGAGTTTCTCAACGTCAGCCAAAATGGAAAGTTTAAGGGTACGACTGCCAGCCATTAGTCAAACTCCTTCACTATTTTGTCAAACGATTCATTCCAACGTTTTAGAATTTCTGGTTGAAGGCTTCTAAGCGTTGGGTAAATAAACCAACCCCGAGAACCACGACCTTCACGACCTGACCAAACTGGAAACTGTTTTAAACGATTTGAACCAAATTCAAGACCGCCCCAAAGTTGTTGGGTCGTGCCGCCACCCGAAAATTTTTGCCTTGCGAAGCCGTAAGAAATTTCACCAACTTTTGAAGTCTTTGAAACTGTCGCACCCGTGGCAAGACGTACCGAACCAGCGCGGTTTGTTCGGGTCAAAGCCGCTGCGTCAATAACACTGGATTTGACGTAATCTGCCAATGCGCTGGACGTTTTTCTGGCTTGCGAAATTGATTCGTCGTTCATTGCTTTAAATGACCGTTTAATGGCGTTTAATTCGGCTTTGTTATAACTGATCGATTCAGTTGCCATTTCCCCGCCTCTCCAGAATTTCAATGACCGTCAGAATGTCCTCTGCACTTTCGAAATCGTTTGGGTGTAGCCCTGTTTGAAGGGCTACTTCCCAAACTATTCGGCTGAGACTTCCGACTGGATAACTTTTGGGTTTGCTTCACCAACACTCACGTCAGCAATAGTTTCAGTCCAAACGTCTAACGTTTTGATTGGCTTACCCGCTGCTTCACGCTTCATTGCATAGTAAGCAAGAAAAACAAGATCGGAAATTCCAATTTTGTCTTGCGCCTGTGCAATTGTGTTGCCTGTGTGCTTTTCCCAACGAACCCACTCAGGGGGCGCAGCAACAAACGTTGCTTGCTCACCGCTGGTGAATTCGATCGTAATTGGTAGTTTCATTTTGTCTCCCGATTGTTTGTTTTAGAACGCTTCGGCTGGAATGCCGATAACGGTGAACGATAGTGACACGGTCTGCGCGTCTGGTGCAGTACCGCCCGCGCTTGGGAACGCTGGCAGAATTTGGAAAGTAAATGTTGCACCGCTTGTTGCAGTCAACACTGTTGAAATTCCTGTGTTTGGTGCTGATTCAGTTGCGTTCCATAGACCCTCGCACAATGAACCAGTCGCGCCCCAGTCTGCAAGCATTTCAACGTCAAATGAAAACTGGTCATCAATGTGACGGTAGACCTTGCCGTCTAAAGTTTGATAGGTTTCAATTGTAGGGCTATTGGATAGCACCGCACTTGTTGCTTGGGCGTCGTAGTTATTGCCACCAATAGTAAAGGTGACGTCGCGCCCAGTTATTACTGTTGTTGGCATTTTTACTCCTTATGTCGTTTGTGTGTAGTAGGTTGAAACGTTAATGTCTGCGACGAGCATTGGTGATTGACCCACTTCAAGCACCGTTGGCTTCTCGACGACGCCAACAACGTATCCTGCGGGCATTGCCGCAAGAATTCCCATGATTAGTTTTTCCAGATTGTCTAATGAACCCGCGTTGCTATTCGAAGCAACAATTGCGGTAATTGCAAAATTAAGTTTGACTTTTGTTTGTGACTTACCTAGCAAGACAATTTCCATGTAAGGCGAATCGGGGACGACCACGATTGCGGGTGGAATTGGTGCTTCGGGAACGCTTGGGTAAATGTTCGCAGCAAGCGCGCTGAAAGCGTTGGCTAAGGCTGCACGGGTTTCGGAAACGGCATTGGCTGGCATTTACTGAACGACCGTTTCAACGTCTAAAAATGGCATAAGCAATGTCGAAACGCGGTTGGTCAGGCTGCGACCCATGCGGTATGGCGTTGACGTAAAATCGACGCCTTCGATCTGTCCACCCGCTGCGACGCGCGACTGAAAAACTTCAACGCTGACTGCAAGCACCGCTGATTCAATTGGTGCACTGTTGGCATAGATTTCAGCGGCTGAATAACCTGAAAGTGTTGCCGTTCCTGCTGGAATCATTTCACGCAATGTCACGTCTGCGTTTGTTCGTGCCGCGGTAAATGAATACTCGGTCACGTCAAGAACTGTGACGGTTGCTGAAAAAGGTGCTGGGATTCCAACGACCACGACTGATTGACCAGCAACGAAATGGTGTGCGCGTTGCGTGTAATACGTCGCGACGTTTGATTTTAACTCGTATTCGCTAACCGCTGATGAGTTTGCGACCAACATGGGCAAAATGACCGCTTCTGCGGTGTTGATGATTTCGTCCAGATAACTGTCTGGATAAAGTGAAACGGAAACGCCAAGCACACTACGCAATTGTTGCGTTGACACGATACTTGGCATTTCCGTTCCTCTCGACTGCTGCGCTACGTTCGGGAGTGACCGTAGCGCATGATTAGTTTTTTATTAGATTGTCTTATCGTTACGGAATGCACCGTTTGCAAGTTTGATCGCAGTTGCACCGAATGAATAAAGACCAACGGTGATTGAACCGTCTGCCGTTGATTCTGAACGCAACTGGAAATTGCTTGATTCATACCATGTGTATGCGTCTGGGTTCACGATAATCATTGAACCGTCATCTGAACCCGCTGGTGCTGAGAAGTCAGCATAGAGATCAAGACCAGCAACGTTTCCACGAAGTGAATCTGGACGAAGCGCACCACCCGCATTTTGCGGTTGGCTTGCCATGTAAATTGGTCTCCCCGCGTCGTTTAGTGACATTGTGTTCGCCCACTGGCTAGCACCCATGATGATGTTGCGTGCGAAGCCCTGTGTGTTTGAATAAACAGTTGCAGCACCGCGTGAAACAAAACCAAGCAATTCAGCAGCAGTTGGAAGTGCATTCAATGCCGTTCCGTCAATTCCTGCGTTTGCAACAAGAATTCCGTTGACATAAGCATTCTGTGACTTAGCAAGTGCAGCAACCATGTTGCGCAATAATTCGTCGAAGAACAATGGAGAACTGCGTTCAAGTAATTCCACGCTAAATTTCTGTTGTCCAGCAAACTTGACTACGGGTACTGACAAGAAGGAACTTTCTTGGTCAGTATTTGAGAACGCTACTGTTTCAGCCGTTACTGCAACTGTTGGCATTGCGTCAATGCGTGGAATTTCAAATGTCATTCCAGCGTCAGGCAATGTACCGCGAGAGATTGCGTCAATGCTTGGGCGAATTGTGTTGCCAAGACCATTGATGATTTCAGTTAACTGGCGAGTTGGCACTAAACCAGCGTTGTCAGTTGTTGTTGCACCATTGTTTGCTGCGTGAACGTAATCGCGCGCGTCAAGATCGCCCATTGATGAACGAATTGTGTTTTCTAGATACTTGGCAGCAGTGACTTCAATGCGTGGCTTTGTTGTAAAGCCGCCCACCTTTGGTCGTGCTGACGCAGTGATTGTTTCTGCGGCTTCTACCGTCTCGACGGCTTCCGCTTGTGTGACGGTGTTGTCCACTTCGTCTCCTTCTGTTGTTGGTGTTTCTTCAGGTTCAATTGTTGAATCTGAAACTTCATTTTCTTCAGCAGTTGTTGCGGCGACTGATTCGACGCGTGCTGAACGAATTGCTGGCTCTGACGTCAATGCCACACCAGTTAACTCACCTTTTAAAATGCGAACTGTTCCGTCTTTAAGTGTTTCGTATTCGTCAAACGAAACTTCCACACTAAATCCGTCGCGCATTCCTGTGCTTGCTTCAACCAAACTGTCATTGCCAGCGGTTGTCTCAACGATTTTAAAAACGGCTTCAATGCCTGAATCATCTGAAGTCATGCTTAATGTCGACCCAATTCTGCGGGTTCTGTCATGTTCCAAGTTAAGTAGAACAGGCGTTGGTTCAATTGAACCAGCGGCAAATTGAACTTTGCCAATTGAAGCACTGCCAGTTTCTTCAAACGTAACAATGCGACCGGTGATTGTGCGACGGTTTGAATCTGCCGCCGTGATTTGCATTGGTGTAATTACTTTTTTCATAGCAGCATGTCTTCTTCCTCGCGTATTTCGTCGATCGACATTGCGCCGATTCGATTTAAAATTTCATAAACTTGCGCGCGCTCGTATGGATTGCCACGAAGGAAGTCGTCTAAATCAAAAGACACACGATTTCCTGCTGGGGTAAAATCCGCAAAAGATAGGCGTTGTTCAATGATTGACATGTAATTTCTAAACGCGAAATCCACCAGGTCGCGACGTTTGTCAAGCGCGTTTGAATAAGTGAAACTAGATTGCTGCGAATCTGTGAAATAGGCTGGTAAGCCCGCTGCCCTGCTTAATTCTAAAGCCAAGTAATTTCTGGCTTCATTAAGTTGTAAATTCTTCGGGTCATAGCCAATTGTTGAAAGATCAACGTCAGCGTTTAAATAAATGACCGATTTCTTTGCACGGTTACGAATTGCACCCAATAACTTTGAAACGCGATCTGCTGGCAGTGATGTGCCATTTGATTTCAAAACCATTTGCGGAATTGGGTCTGCTGCAAAATCTAAGGCGGCACGTTCCAACGCAGCGGCTGCGCGAATTGTGCGACCTGCACGGTTAAGCAAACCTTCTTGCGCGCCAGCGAACACGACCAAATTTGTTGGGTCAACATAAGACCCGTCGATTGAATAGGAAACGATTTCAGTCCCAATGCCGTTTGTCTGAATTGTTACGCGCTCTGGTGCAACACGTTCCATTGCACGAATTTTGCCTGTGTCTGCATAGCGTTCCATAACGTACGCATAAGCACTTGGAAAAAAGAACAAGTCGGAAATAACCCACGACCAAAATGTTGTCCCCGGAATTCGTGGGTCGGGCTGATTGATAACGCGTGGCTGAGAAACTCTTTCGCCTGTTGCTTCATTGCGTGTGTGCATTGGTAATGACGCAACTGTTTGAATAATTCCGAGTGAACGTGCAATTGTTGGAATTGTCATTGCTTCGGAACGAATTGCGCTAGTTACACCAGAAAAGAAAAGTTGTCCCTGCTCTGGGTAATACGGCGCAATTGCGGCAGCGTCCACCGAAGCGGCAGTGACGGCTGCCTTCGGCTTCGGCGGAACAAATAAATCAAATAAACCCATGTCCAAATTGTGTCAGGCTTATACGATCAACCAACCATGATGTCAAGATCATTGTCTGGGCGTGTCGCAAAGTGTGTCGCGAGCGCGACTGCCACTGCCCCACAAACAACGGACTGTGACGCCCTTCTTCCAATAACCCAGCCCCCGTCGCCACGGCGTAATTGCACCGCAGCCAAGACTTCTTCCGAAAGTTGGCTTTGCCCCCTGTGTTTTAACCTGCCGCTATTGATCGCCGACAACATTTCGTCACACGCTTGCGGGTAAGCGTTATCCATGTCAAACACGGCGATTCCAGCGGGTGCAAGGCGTGCGGCGACTGCGCCACTTGTCTTGCGACTGTAAAGGACGTATTCGGTTGGATACTTGCGGGCATAGTCTGCCAATTCGTTAGCAATTGCTTTATCGTCCAACTGCAACTCATTTGTCCAAGTGTGAAGCAATTTGACCACAAAGTTTTCCGAACCAAGTTTCTGCGCGCCAATGAGACTTGCGTGTCTACGATCGGGCGAAAGATCGATCGCAAGCCACGTCAACTTGTCTGGGTCAAGATCAATGGTTTTGTCAAGACAATTGCCCCATGAAGCAGAATCCACCGCGCTATTGATTGCAACAACCCAGCGGCAAAGAACTTCGGTCATAACTACGTCGGGCGGGTCATTTAGAACCGACTTAATGTTGTCAGGGTGGAACAAGTAACCCATTGAAGGATTTGAGTGTCTAGCGTTCTCAACGCTCATTTCGTCAGTTGGTGCTGACCATTCGAAATAACCAATGTCATCTTCAACACCAGCAATTGAAGCCAACGCCCTATCGCGGAAAGAATTCAAAACTATGCTTGCGGAATCACCAGCGTTGGTATACGCCATGACCATTGGGTTCGCCGCCGCCATAAGGGTATAGCGAAGCGACGCAAACGATTCAATGTCGCTCATTTCGCGTAATTCGTCCAAGTGAATCGTCGAAGGTCTGGAAACACCGCGAGCCGCCGAACCACCAGCGCGCACAATGAACCGATTTCCCGTCATTGTCTCGATTTCCTCGCCACCATGTTGCCAACGTATCTTCTTGACCTGTTTTGCCAAATTGTCGTTGCCTTCGATCATTTGAACCATTGCCCTGAACTGTTCAAGCGAAGTCGAAAGGCGGTGCGCTGAACCGATTTGAAGTTTTTCGTCCCATAGGAAAAGACCACCCATGATTCTGATTAACTGCAAAAATGATTTTCCTTGTTGGCGGGCTACGACGATTGTATTGACTGGGGTAGCCCAGCGACCGTCGGGCTTGACTTTGTGGGTGTGGATAAGGGCAAACTTTTGCCATTCCATGAGTTCGATACCCAAGTCAGTCGCCAAGTCGATCAATTCGCCCCCGCGTGAAGGTAAATCGTTCAATGGCGTGTGGATTCTGGGCGTTTGGACGCCAAATAGCGTGTTTTCGCTTTCTGTGTCCCTACCCAAAACCGTTTGCAGCCCTTTTAAGCCTTCTTCGGTTGGTTGGTGACCTTCTATGACCTTCTCAGTCATTTTCGTGGCTCTTTGAATCGTTTTTGGGGGAATGTAATACAGGAAGGGTCAGG